ATCTTCACAATCTAATCCACAAATAAAGAAATCATATTGATTTAATCTTGTTAAAAAATTATGACGAACGTGAACAAAGTCTAACGGTTCTTCATAATACTTAATTGTTTTCATATTAAAACAACAAGTACCGTTATGTACATTATTCATTAAACCTGTTCCACCACCCCAAGATTGTATAAATGATTGTACTCCTCTTGTTGACGGAATCACTTCCTCCCAATCCTCTTTTTTATAAATTGGTCGACCATTTAAATATATTTTTAGAACACCTAATCTTCTTTCTCTCTCACTTGCCCATTTCTTTCTTAATTCTTCGTCTTCAGAATAGACGGTTGTTTGTGTAGATGTTACAGAACTACCCGATTCAGGTGTATATGGTATTGTTTTTATACCGGGAATCATATCATTCCACCCACCATCATTCTCAATGTTACAGTCTGTGTATCTTTTATATCTGTCAAATACGATTGTGACATTAAAATCTTTAGTTGAACCGGTGGTACAAAGTCTTGGTGTTACATCTTGGTCTAAATAATATGAATCAGAATACCCTAATGATGGGTCACATACTCCTGAGTATCTATAAGAAACCCATTTAATTCTTCTATCTGAGGTAAATTGAAACGACAAATTATTATCGACATAATTGTCGGGATTATCATCACCCCTAACTCCAAGATAATAAAACACATTATTTGAATACCAATTGACACTCTCTCTATTGAATATGAAATCTAATGTCCACCCTTTTTCGGTTCTTCTTTGTACTATTGATTCGCAATTTCCTGTTCCGGTCCCTTCATTAATTTTATATGCCCAAGGTTTATTCGATAACGATGATGGAGTTGGACAACAACTTGCACCACCTAATATTTGAGAGCAATCAATAATATCTTTAGTAAAACCGGTAGATGGAGAGTTTAATGTGTTATTAAACCCGCCGATTCTAAAATAATGTGTCTCACCAGTTATTCCTGTATATGTATATATATTATTGTTAAGGATTGTATATTCATAAGGATAGTCAAAATTACTAATGAAATCATCATAGTCTATTGTGTATGATAATCCTGAATAGATATAAGATGAATCGTTAGATGAATTATCGTATTCAATCAGTCTAATTGTGTTCCTTGAACAGCTAGCATACCCTAAACCGGTGTCAATTGTCAAACCGGTGTATGTTATGGGAGTCGTTAAATCTAAAACGTCCGTATTGTAATCTCCTTGGACTTTTGACACCTCATAATCGTAAAATTCTGAACTATCTAACTTAATATCCAACTTTGAGCCGTAAAACTTTAAAATATTTTGGGTATTCATACTATTATAAATATCTTTCGTATCATTTGATATTTATATAAAAACCATATTGATGAATCAATTTTTAAAACAAGTAATTGAAGAGAAGTTTGTGTCGAAAAAACAACAAAGGTTTTTCTACGCTAAAGCCAATGAAAAGGGTGCTTCAAAGAAGGAAAAGAAGAAATGGTCTAAATGGGCTAAAGAATTTTCAGACAAAACAGATTTTGAAAAAATACCTGAAAAGGTGGAAAAAGAAACCGAAGTTGACGAAATTGTGGATGCTGATGGTAATATTGCATCAGGTGATAAACCAACAAATTTAGCAACTAAAGGGGTAACCGTTAAAGATACGACGGATGATTACGTTCAATCATATATGAATACGATTGGTACTTTTGGTGCATTTGGTCCAGCAAGTAAAAATATTTCACAATTAAAGTATTGGGCAGAAGGTGAAGAATTAAGTAAAAAAGATATTCTTGAGATTGCAATGAACAATTCTTTAGGTTATGACGAGACTATGGGTGTTGATGCTGATTACGATTCTGCGGAAGAACATTTTAAAGACGAATTAGATTTACCTGATGACGAGGCTGAAGAAAGAATGGAGAAAATGGGTTATGACGAAAAATTAAAGGATACTGACAAAGTTAGATTGGTTGAGAATCCTAAAAAATTCGTTGAGGAGTATTTGGAAAGTATTTTATCTAAAAAAACAAAAGAAAACGATGTGTTAGAAAAAGATGAAGAAGGTAACGTGTCTCCAATTATCAGAAGACAAATTAAAGTTCTACTTAACACATTAAAAGATAACGGAATCCCAACGAGTGTCATATTAAAACACGTAAAAGATAATGAATAGTGAATTACAAGGTAGGGAGTATGACTTACCTGAAAACGTGATACGACATTTAAATGTGCAATTAGGTGCAAGTTCTGATGATACCGAAGGTGTCAATAGAGCAAAAAATTTAATTCAAACAGGTAAAGTTAATTACGGACAATTAAAAAGAATACTACACGACATTAAATCAGTCGATAGAGTAAACAACGCACAAACATATAATTTATATGGTGGCGAACCTATGGAATCTTTCGGTTGGTCTGTTTTAGGTCAAGATAGAGACCAAATAACCAATAGAAAAAAAGGTAGAAAGAATGCAGATGAAATGGGAGGAATTACGGGAGAGAGAAAAAATAGTTATTTAAAGAAACATTCCAAAAAACCTGATTTTTTACCACAACTTAATATGGTTAAGAATAACTCATTTAAGACACCAATAAGTTCTTTGGGATTGTTTGAACAAATAGAAAGAATTAAAAAATTAATGTAATATGGCAACACAGCTCGAAATACTTGCAGATAAATTTAGAAAAGAAAATATGAGTAAGAACCCTTATACTGATAAGGGAATCTATAGTTCAATGCACGAAAACGCTTTGTCAACAGGAGATGAGAAGGGTAAAGGTGATAACGATGGTAAAATAGGTTCTAACGTTGATATCAACTCAAGGATTGATAGTTTATCAAGAAATACCTATAATTCCTCAAACGAATATTCAGATACTAATAGAAACGCTTTATCTGATAATGATGAGAAAGGTAAAGGTGAAAATAACGGACAAGTGGGTTCACTTACTGATATTAACACAAGAATATCATTAGTAACAAAAAATCAATATAGTGATAATTTTGGATATGGTACTACAAATCCAAATGCCATTTCTGATGGTGACGAAAAAGGTAAAGGTGAAAATAACGGAAAGGTTGGCTCATCTACTGATATTAATTTAAGACAACAAAACTTAAGTAAGAATATGTATGGAAGTAATAATTCATACGGATTAACTCACCCTAACGCAATTTCAGATAACGATGAAAAAGGTAAGGGTGAAAATGGTGGACAAGTGGGTTCAGTAACAGATATTAATACAAGAAATCAAGTTGTTGCAACAAATAAATTTAACAAAAACAAAGGTTATCCTGATTTTTAATGGGTATTATCTCTAACATATTAGAATTATTATTAAACGAACAGACAGATACTAAAACCTTGCTGATTAGAAATGCCATTAGTGAAAGGAAACCAATTACAATTGATTATAGAGGCCCATCCGATGAAGTATTGTCTGGTGTTAGATACGATATCGAACCTGTAGTTTTAGGAACAAATTCTAAATCAGGTAATAAAGTATTTTGGGCTTATGTTTTTAAAGGTGCCTCGAAAAAAGGATTACCGGGTTGGAAAATGTTTAGACTTGATAGAGTTAAAGAAGTGAGAACAAAACCAGGTTTAAATCCTTTTAAATTAACTGACCTACCAGATTATCAAAAAGGTAAGGCACCAAATGCTATGAAATCATTAAGTCAAGTTGACGTTTTCTCACCATATTGGTTTGAAGATGACCCAAGATTTAAAAAAGACCAAATAACTCAACCTGCACCTCCACAACCTAAAAAAGTAGTTACTAAACCAACACCTCAAGCAAAACCTGAGGTTACACCACCGGCACCTGCGCCACCTCCACCACAAGTTGATAAAGTGATTGAAAAACCTAAAACCTCCGAACCAAAATATGGTCAAGAGATTTACAATACTTTAAAAAATAAGATACAAGACGTTAACGGACAGAAAGTCATAAACAAACAAGATTATGAAACTGCCGTTAAAGATTTATATAGTAAAAAAGAAGGTGATTGGAAAAACTACCAAAGACAAATTAGTGGTAACGAGAGACCTGGTGAAGGAACAAGAGCTAGTTTTGATAAGTCTTCAAGAAATGAGTTAGATACTTTAATGTCACAAGACAACGTGAAAATTCAGGATGAAACTCAAACAAATCAAACACCTGAGAATTTATCAGAAGCAATTAAAAGATTTAAAATCTTGATAAATTCATAAATAAAAAATATATTTATAGTATGTCAAAATTAAATACCGGACCAATATCAGCCAATGACCTAATGTCAAAATTAGTTCAAGCTAAAAAAGTAATGAATAAAGTTGATTCAGGCAACTACGAAAAGGGTAACATCGATGAGAGTAGATTAATGGCTCCTTCTGAAGATACCGGATATGTTTCCGAAGAATATCAACAACCAGTTGTTAATACAAGACCTGTCGGTACTCCGAGTCTTGATAAAATTGAACAATCGAGATTACCTGAAGCAATTAAAAAGGCTATGAGAGAAAACCCAATACCTCAAATATCTTTGAATGATAGTTTAGATATGGATTTTGTAAAAGGAGCCAAACGTTTAATGGAGCAAGAAGGAGTTCAATCTAAACAATCAGTACCTAAAAAACAAACACAAACAGCCCCAACGGGAAATAGTGGTGTGAATATGAATGCGTTAGCTACTTTGATTGAAAATACCGTTCGTAAGGTGATGGATGAAAAACTAAGTCAAATTCTAACGGCTCAACAAACACAATCAATTAATGAGAATCTTGTGTTAAAGGTTGGGGATTCTATCTTTAAAGGAAAAATTACTGGAGTAAATAAGTCCAAGTAATTTGTTTTTTCATTTTTTTTCATTATATTTTTGATATAACCCAACATAAGTGGGAATATTAAATTATGTCAAAAATTAGAATTTTAGCAGTACCTTCTGACCAATATGGTGTCGGTAAATTTAGGATTATGGGACCTTATACCCATTTACAAGAAAATTACGGAAACGACTTTCATATCGATATCAAATATAGTGTCGAAGATAATGATTCTGAATTCGATAACTACGATGTTGTTGTTCTTCATAGCTTTATTCACAACAACGTACCATTCGAAAAGAATATCCAAAGAATTGAATGGTTAAAGAAAAAAGGTATCGTTGTAGTTGTGGATATTGATGATTATTGGGAACCTGACCACAGACACCCAATGTTTAGACAAATCATTAAAAGTGAAACTCATAAAAAGAAAGTTCAATTATTAAGAGCTGCGGATTATGTAACCACAACAACTCCTGTTTTTAGAGATACTATTATGAAAAAATTGGGAGTTAAGAATGTTTCAGTGTTCCCAAATGCAGTTGACGAAACTGAATCACAATTTAAACCTAATCCCGAAAAATCAGACAAAGTTAGATTTGGTTGGTTAGGTGGTTCATCACACTTCCACGATTTAGAATTAATTAAAAGTGGTATTTCAAGTACATTACATACATTTAAAGATAAAGTACAATTTGTCCTTTGTGGATTTGATTTAAGAGGTAACGTTAATGAGATTAACGAACAAACCGGAGAGATTAAACAAAGACAAATTAAACCAATGGAAACCGTATGGTATCAGTATGAAAAAATATTCACAGATGACTACAAAATATTATCTGAAGAATATAAAAATTTCTTATTAACATTTAAGGAAGAAGAATACAACGATATTAATGAACCATATAGAAGAAGATGGACAAGAGAAATATCAAAATATGCAACGAATTATAATTTATTCGATGTATCTTTAGCACCTGTAGTTGAAAGTTTATTTAATGGAAATAAATCACAATTAAAAGTTATTGAGGCTGGTTTTCATAAAAAAGCAATTATTGCAAGTGAGTGTGACCCATACACAATTGATTTAGTGAGTGCGGTAGACCAAGGTGTTTTCAATAATAAGGGAAACGCTCTTTTAGTTTCACCAAGAAAAAATCACAAACAATGGGCTCAACATATGAAAAAATTAGTTGAGAATCCTAATATGGTTGAGGATTTAGGGAATAGACTTTACGAAACTGTAAAAGACACATACTCTTTAAACACAGTCAATAAAAACAGAGCAGAATTTTTCAAATCAATTATTAACAAATAAAAAACAACAATTATGTATTACTTAGTAACTATCGGTTATGAGACCGAACAAATGGACAGAGAAGGTAACCCACGTATTAAAAAAGTTAAGTACGTCCTTCAAGCAGAATCAGTTGAGGAAGCAACAATCGTGGCGGGAAAGTATCGTGCTGGTGACATTCGCGGAAGTGAAAGTTTAAGTGTGGTTAAGATGCCGATTGAATGTGTAATCGACGAAAAAAATACTCCTGAATATTACAAACAATAAAAAATAAAAAATGGAATTCTACAGTCGTGAAATACAGATTATGCGTCAATCACAAAGCAAGATGGCTTTGGAATATGTACAATCTGTTGGTGTTACAGTTACCTTAGAGGAATTAGTTAGAATAACGGATTTATTCGTTGAGATTTGTCTAAGACCTCAAGATGAAGAACTTAAAAAAAGAATTAAGGCATTAGATAAATGGATTTTTGAAAAACGAGGTAGTTAATATTATGGAAAAAGATAAAGTACAAGATTATATCAATAAGTTAATGGAACTTAATAGTGAAATAAGTGAAGATTCGGAAGTAGATGATTCTGATGAATTGGATGAGAATTTCATTCAAACTTTAAATCACGTATTGGTTTCCTTAAATAAGGACGTGGAAAAAGAGATGATGGAAAATGCATCAATTAATCCACCAACCCAACCCACATTTTTCACACAAGTTAAAGTTAAAAAATTAACACCTGAAGCTGTTGTCCCATCCTACTCAAAGGATGGTGATGCGGGTATGGATTTAACAATAACTAGAGAAATTGAAAACACATCATTTAGTGTGTCATATGGTTTTGGTATCGCTTTAGAAATTCCTAAAGGATATGTTGGTTTAGTATTCCCAAGGTCGTCGGTTCGAAATCAGGATTTGATACTATCAAATTGTGTAGGTGTAATCGATAGTGGGTATAGAGGTGAGTTACAAGCCACTTTCAAAAAAACCAATGGATTGGATTCGGTAAAATATAAGGTTGGTGATAGAGGAGCACAAATCATTATTTTACCTTACCCACAGATAAGAATGGTTGAATCTAATGAATTATCAAATACTGAAAGAGGTGATGGTGGATTTGGTTCTACAGGTAATTAGATGATATTTATCATAAAATAATATACAAATTAAATAGGAGATATTTTGTTGAAACAAAAAGTAAAAACCGTCCAAGAAGATAAGAAAACACTACCTAAACAGAGAATTAGAGAACTCATTAAACGACCTAAAGAAAAATTCTTAACTAAAAATCAAGAAGAATACTGGAAAATACTTGGTGAAAATCAAATCACCCTTTGTTTTGGACCTGCTGGGGTTGGTAAATCTTACATAGCAATGAAAAGAGCAGTAGATTTACTTTGGGACGACTCTAACAAATATGAGAAAATTATCATTGTTAGACCGGCGGTTGAGGCGGAAGAAAAGTTAGGTTCATTACCCGGTGGTTTAGAAGAAAAATTAGACCCATATATCTACCCATCATATTATCTTTTAAATAAGATAATTGGTAAAGAATCGAGAGAAGCCTTAAAAGATGAAGGTTTTATTGAAGTTGCTGCTTTAGCGTATATGAGAGGATGGAATGTTGATAATACTATTTTAGTATTTGAGGAGGCCCAAAATGCGACACCTGCACAAATCAAACTTTTGTTAACTCGTATCGGTTTTAATTCAAAGTTCTTTTTATCGGGAGATTTGGAACAATCGGATAAATTCAAAGACAAAACCAAATCAGGTTTATATGATGCGAAGAAAAGATTAGGTGATGTTAGAGGTATCGGAGTATTCGAATTTGGTAACCAAGACATTGTTAGAAACCCAATCATTTCTGAAATTTTAGAAAGATACGATTAACAATAAAGTTAATTTTGATTAATAAACCCACATCGTTTATCATAATGGTGTGGGTTTATTGTTTACTTATAAACCTATCTATGTTATATTTTCATTATGGAAATATACATCAGTATTGATGGTGTTTTAAGAAACATCATACAAAAATTCGATTACCATTACCAAGACTATTTCATCGACTCAGAAATTGAAGAGGGGGATGAACGAGAGTCTTTTGAGTATGGAAAGGAAAGTGTAATTCAAAATGATAATCTTTTAAATTATTATAAATTCCAATCTAAAGAGGAATATGATAATTTTTTATACATCGATTATCCAATTGAAATTTTTGGACACGCAACATTAAGTTATCAAAATGCATTCATTCACCTTAATGAATTCATTTACGAGAACAGAGAACATAACATAACATTAGTCGGTATTAATGAATTGGGTAAAGCGAAAGCCGCAACTCTTTTCTTTCTATCAAGAAATGGATGTATGTCAAATAACATAAAATTTTCTTTAGTATCTGAAATACCCAATCTTTGGGAAAAGTGTGATTTATGGATTACAGACAATAAAAAAGTTATCGATTCTTGCCCAAAAAATAAAAAGGCAATTAAATTTAACACTCCGTACAATCAATACTTTACAAATACTATAGAAATCAATAAATTAAATGAAATAGATAAATTATGGTTGAAGTCTTCGGAAAACTTTATTACATTGACCTTGATTCGATTAGTGAAGTTTGTAGAACCGGTAAAACAATTAAAGATGAAGAAGATGATTCAGAAACTCTTGAAATCAACATCTTCAAATACGAAGTAATAAAAATGTGTATTGAGAGAGTGTTAAATGAATTCGAAGATTCTGATGAAGAAATGGGATTATTTGCACAAAAAGAAACAACAGTTTCATTTAGAATTGCTTTCAATACCTTACTAAAAAATAACATATTAATAGAAGAAGAAAATGAGTAACCTTGAAAAGTTAGAATCCTCACTAAGTAGGATTGATAATAACGAAAACGTCATATATTTTTTAACATATGACACTAAAAACAATGCAAGAGCAGCCGTTAAAAATATCTATGATATGGCATTAACACTAAAAGAAAACGGTCGTACCGTAAAAATTTTAGTTGAAGATAAAACATATGGTGGTGTTGAAGAATGGTTAGGTGACAAATATAATGACATCGAAGTTGTTGCAATTAAAGAAGATAAAGTTGAAATTAAAGTTGAGGATGTAATTGTTGTTCCTGAATATTACTCGAACGTATTACCTCAATTGGCCAATATTAAGTCTGTAAAGGTTGTATTGGTACAACAAAAAGATTACATATTTGAAACATTACCAATTGGTAGTAGATGGAGTGATTATGGTTTTGATAAATGTATCACAACTACAAACTCCTCTAAAAAATACATCTCAGAATATTTTCCTGAAAGTTTAGTTCACTTAATTCCACCTTTTATTGGTGATAATTTTGGACCGAGCGACAAACCAACGAAACCATATGTGGCAATCAGTTGTAGAGATAGGTTAATTCATAGAAAATTTATTTCTGAATTTTACATTAAATATCCACAATTAAGATGGATTACATTTAGAGATATGGTTCAAATGTCATATGACGAATTCGCTGATAACTTAAAAGAATGTATGGTATCAGTATGGGTTGATGATGAATCGACGTTCGGTACCTTCCCGTTAGAATCTATGAAGTGTGGTGTTCCTGTAGTCGGTAAAATACCAAATACTGAACCGGATTGGTTAAGTGAAAACGGTTTATGGACATACGATATAAATAAATTAGTTGAGATTTTAGGAACATTTATTTTAGCTTGGTTAGAAGGGGTTGAACTCACAAGTGAAGTAAAAGAAAAAATGAGAGAAACTGTTTTACCGTATAATAAAGAAACTCATAACAATAATACATTAGCAATTTTTAATTCTCTAATCTCAATTAGAAAAGATTCCATAAAAAATGCACTTGAAAAATTAAAAAAAGAAGAAAATGAGCAATAAGAATATAACAATATTATTACCAATCCACAAAATTGGTGAAGAAGAATCAATAATGTTATCAAATGCGTTAGAATCTATTGAGGATTTTCATAATGACATTTATTTAACCATTATTTGTCCGACGGACGTAAAAAATAAATTAGATAATTTTGAATTTGGTCAAAAATTAGAAGTTAAGTTATTAGAAAATAAAACTAATGACAGTAGCTTCAGTAATCAAATTAATTTAGGTATTGAAGATTGTTCAACAGAATGGTTCAGTATTTTAGAAATTGATGACGAATTTAAAAATGTATGGTTATCTTCTGTAAATGAATACATTAAAAACAATCCAACAGTGGATGTATTTTTACCAATTGTTAAAGATATTAATAGTGAAGGTGCCTTCATATCTTACACAAATGAATCTGCTTGGGCTTATGGATTTACAGACAACCAAGGATACGTAGATAATGAAGTTCTTTTAGAATATCAAAATTATCAAACAAGTGGAGGTCTTTTTAAAACCGAAGTAATAAAAGAAAACGGTAAATTGAAGGACAATATTAAGTTAACATTTACCTATGAATTTTTATTAAGATTAACACATAACGGTGTCAAAATTATGGTAATCCCGAGAGTTGGGTACCAACACGTTAATTTTAGAGAAGATTCTCTATTTTGGAATTATAGAAATGCTGAAGACGGTAGACTTAATGAAAATGAAGTTAAGTTCTGGTTGGAGACTGCAAAAAAAGAATTTTTCTTCAAAAATAAACGTGATATAAATTATGTAGAAGCTTAATGCCAAGAAAAAGAACCCAAAAAATATATTTTGGGGAGGACCAAGAGAAGGCGGTAGTTATGTACCTTGAAAGTACTGACGAAGCGGAAAGAAACAAGATATTCAACGAATATTTACGAGAACCCCTAATTATAATGGTTGAATCAATCATTCGACGTTATAAATTATATAGAAAAGATTACGAGTTTTCAGACTTACACACCGATACGATGTCATTTTTAATGACTAAGATTAGTAAGTTTGACCATACGAAAAACCATAAGGCCTATTCGTATTTTGGAACTATCTGTAAGAATTACCTTATGGGTGCAATCCAAAAAGATACCAAGGATAATAATAGAACGGTATCTTATGATGATATATCATCAGATATGGAGGACAATCCTGAGTTCTCATATACGTTAGATGAAACAACTTTAGACTATAAGGATGTCATAATTAAAATGACAATCCAACTTGAGGAATTCATTGAATCGGAGGATTTAAACGAGAACGAACAGAAACTTGGATATGCCTTACTTGAGATTTTTAGTAGTTTCGAAAAGATTTTTCAGGTGGGAGAAGGTAACAAATTCAATAAAAATTTAATATTACTTTCACTACGAGAAATGACATCCCTTAATACCAAAGAAATTAGGGTTGCTCTTAAAAAATACAGAAAAATGTACGACGGTGTTATTTTTGATTTTCTAAATTCATAAAATATCTATTTATGTATATGAAAGATAGAAGAAAAAACATATCCTTAGACACCGACTCCGCATTAGCACTAATGCAGGAGATTTACAACGATATTGTTGAGAACAGAAGTACTGCGTCTTTAATTATGAAGAAGATGTTATCTTTTATGAAAGACGCCGAAGATATGAGTACAATCGGTCCTGTAATTAAGGAACAACAAAAAATTCTAAACGATTGTACTGAGAAGAAAATATCATTAGTAAAACTACAAGGTGCGTTATTAAAACAATCAGGCGGTGGTGGGGGAAAAGAAGGATTCTCAAAAATGAGTCTATCTGAAGAGGATAGAGAACTCTTAGAGAAACTAATGAGTGAGGATGATAATAACATTAAAAACGCGAATTACGATAACTAATGGCAAATCCACAAAGAGCACTTATTAGGGCAAAACTTGACGCAATTAAGAAATTGGCGGATGAGAAACCAACATATGTCGATGATGTATTTGATTTGGTAAAAGACCAAATGCCTGATATTGACGGTTCAATCAAGAGAAAAATCGATGATTTTAAAGATAAAAGGAAAGCCAAACAAACTCAGAAAAAAGACATTTTTGGTGAACTGATTAAAACTTTTGAGGGGTTCTTAGGTTCGAATGAAACTAATAGCATTAACCCAAACCAAAAACCGGTTGTAAAAAATAAGTTAAAATATTACGCAAAAGAATCTTCAAATATAACTCTTAGAGAATCTAAACAAATTGTTATGGATTCTGTAAAGAAGTCATTTTTTAGTGGTGGAGGTATATGTGGTAGTAATAGCCTTATGCCGTCAAACAATGTCGACATATCCCCAAAAGAGATTGATTTTTTAAGTATGCTTAAAGTTGCTCCTGATAGTAATACAGGACAAATTATGTATGAAACAAGTGACAACACAGGTTTCATAAAAATGAACAAAGAACTATATAATACTTTTGATTCATCTTCTGCATATTTCTTTAACAACAAAGATTATAAAACTATTTTTAGTATGCAGTGGAACGACTCATCACAGTTTTATAATATTTCAGGTTTACAAGGTATTTCGGGAACAACTACCGTTGAAAATTTTTTAACAGATTATTATTCTGCAATTGAGTACCCTGATATTGGTAATGTGGTGAAACAGGCAATGATGATGACAGTACAAGGTATGGATGACGCCCCACAATCATTTACGGTTGGTATGAATAATTTAAATCGTATATGTCAGAAATTATTTGCTATTTGTGGTAAACCACAAAAAAACTCAAGTCCTTTAAATGAAAACGCGGTAGATGCAACTAATAATGAAGAGGACGATACAGAAACTTATTTTGATTTTGATGATGTAGAAGGAATTGATATTGATGATGAAAACGCAAGATTAAGAAGAGTTTTAAGGTATGCTGATTGTAATAATTTTGAAACACCCGTCAATAAAAACCACTTAGAGGATTTTGTACATTTCACTAAAAAACCTGGTAAAAATTTAGATTCTATAATTAATAGCACACTTAATAAGGTTGCTAGTGAAAGTTATGAACAATCCGGCGGGTCGGTTGGATTAGATAATTTGCAGGCGAGTATCACGGGTTTATTTATATTAAATTTACCTAAAGCACTCGTACAATCAATCCTATCACCAAAGTTATTTTTACCAATAGTAATACTATTCAAGTTATTTAAAGGTGCGGTAACAACTGCTGCGGAATTACTTAGAAGAATGGCAAAACTATTTTTTGATGTGATAAAAAGAATCTTTTGGAAATTTATCCAAGCTTTTTGGAAATTTATTAAAAAGGATTTGTTAGATTTTATTAAAAAAGTTGCTAAATCAATCGTATTAAGAAAATTAAAAAGATGGAAGGCAATCTTATTATCATTAATTACACTCCTACTCAAATTATTAACAACTAAACTAGATAGTTGTGAAGCTATTTTTAATGCAATTTTATCCACAATAAACGGTGCAATAAATCAAAGATTAAAAATACCAATACCTGGTATATTACTTATGTTAGCAGATAAACTTCCGGGTTTTAGTGCTGATAAAGCGTATATGGCAACCATTGAGAATATGACAAGAAGTGGTATACCTACAGGTCCATTATATGATAGAGAAAATAAATGGAATAAAGCAATTAAAGCAACCATTGACGGATATAGTAAAACGATGGACGAAGATTCGTTTGTTAAAATTGGATTGAAACCATCGGTAATACCGGCAGGTGTTGGACAGGCATTCATAACTCCTATGGTTGTAGGTGCGGGAAAATTATTTTAATATGGATAAAGATAAAATAGTCGAGGTTTTTAAAAACGTTAAAGACAAGTCAAACAAGGATTTATTTGACGCTAGAGATATATTATTGGACGAACACGAAAAAACAAAAAATCTTATTGTCGAACTGACAAGACATATGGATACAGTTGAAGAGTATTATGAAGTAATAAATAATGAAATTGGTAATAGAGTAACATAATGAAAATAATTGATGTCGGTGTTTGCGTTTCAAATATAGACCCAAAGGGTATTGGTAGAATCAGATATAGACCTTATGGTCAATTCCAAAGTGAAGTTGCTGCGGGAATGAAATATACTGAATGGGACAGTAAAGACCCATTTATTGCAATTCCTTTTTTACCAGGACATATTAATATAATACCACAGTATGGACAATCTATAAAAATTATTCAATACGACACCGATAAAGATTTTCAAAACGTAGAGTACGTATCAGGACCATACACTTCTCCTCACGATTTTGAAAGTCAATCATTTACATCACAACATCAAGACACAACTTATGGAGGTGTAATTGTTGAGGGTTTACCTGATTTAAAAGATAAGGGAGGAAACTATATTGATAGAAAATCGTATGGTACAATGGCTACTTTAGACGATACTGCGTTAAATGGAAATTATGGTTCTGATATAGTTTTCACAAAAAATGGTATGATGTTAAGAGGTGGTAAACTTATTAATAAAGACGTACCTAATCAAAAATTTAGACAACGATTAACCGAAGTACCATTGTTATCTGAGAAAATATCAAGACTCGGACTTAAGAAATTTCCAAGAACGATGGAAGTTAAGGATGAGAAAATAAAGATAACAAAAATACCTGTTGCAAAAATTAATCATTTAATTGAGTACTCGTTAAATGATTTAACAACACCTACAGAAGTAAAAATTAATGTTTATAAAATTTTAGACACATATGGTCCTGTGTTCGATTCTAATTATTTTAATGAATCGAGCTCAGTAGATATAACTGATACTAAAAAAGTTAAAATTTATAATGACGGGTCATTAACCGGCTCAACAATCACAATTTCAGTAACATCCGTACAAGATGCGTACATAGAAATGAGAGAGTTATTATATACGTTATCTGAGGAAGGTTTATCAAAATTTAACACATCTTATCCTAAAGACGATATTCATCCTTTTTATTTTAGACCGGCAGAGGAATTGAAAACAAGGACAACAATTAACGACACTCAAAAAATTAACAGAAAAAAATTCGTTGATAATATTCAAGTTAAGGGTGTTGGTAGGGGTAGTGGATTAATTTTCTCAAAACAATTTGCAACTCCCCCAACTAAAAATACTGAAAAAGTCATAAAAGTATTAAAGGCTCAGGATAATAAAGGTGAACAAACTTTTGCAAATTTAGTTGCAGATAAAGTTTATTTCGTTTCATCAAGCACTAATAAAGGGCCTAAAAAAAGTGTCGATTTCACAAAAATTGACAACTATGAATACACCCAAGAAGATTATCTTATTGAGATGGAACCTTGTACCTACTCAACTGTTAGGGGTGAGGTTTTAATTAAAATTCTTGTAAAAATGTATGAATTTATGGTTGGTCACGTACACAATTGGGCAGAACCGGGTCATATGGATAGTGAAAGAATGGCGTTATTGAAAGATTTAATCGAATCAATGAGACAAGATTTAGTAAACAACTCGATTAGAATAAACTAATTGATATTTATTAAATAAAAAAGATGTCATATTTCCGTTCATATTTTAATAAAAACAATACCCTTATCAAGGATTCGCAGATTAATACTGCCAAAAACCCAAATACCGAGATTTTTTACGGTTCGGGATTTTCAAAATATATTTTTAGGGTTGATTTATCAGATTTAAAAACTAAAATTGATAATGGTGATTTGGTGATTACACCAAACACAAAACATTATTTACATTTAACAAATACGATTTTTGGTGATGAAAGTTTATTAGGTCAAAAAAACGGTAAAGGTCGAGAAAGAACTACCTCATTTGACTTAATCATTTCACCCATAAACGAGTTTTGGGATGAGGGTGTTGGTTTTGATTATGAACAAGCTTATGATTATACATCAGGTAATGAAACGTTTGACCAAAGACCTTCAAACTGGTTCAATAGAACTACCTTAGATACTTGGTCACAAGAAGGTGTGTATTCTACCAGTCCATCTCAAACCATTACAACCATACATTTCGACAATGGTAATGAAAATTTAAAAGCCGACATCACATCATATGTTAATGGGATAGTGACAGGTACGTCAATAAACTACGGTTTAGTTTTGGCGTTTTCACCTGATTTTATGACGGTTACAAACGATGTGGACCAATCAGTTGCGTTCTACACAATGTATACACAAACCTTCTTTGAACCGTTTGTTGAGACCGTGTTCGATGATACAATTGAAGATAATCGAGAAAATTTCATTGCGGACGTGGATAGAAACCTTTATCTATATATCACCAAAGGAACCAATTTTTACGATTTAGATGTACTACCAACTGTTGATATTTTAGACAGCAATAATAACGTAATTTCAGGGTTATCGAACTTAACAACAACCAAAATCAGAAAGGGAGTTTATAAAGTGACTTTCGGTATTAGCGGGGTTTTATGTGACGGTAAAAGGTTCTTCTATGACAAATGGAAGGGTATTGAATTAGATGGTGTTTCATTTAGTGATGTTACACAAAAGTTCATACCAAAACCACATACGTCATTATTCACCATTGGTGCAAACCAAACTGAATTGGAAAGATATGTAATTCAATTCTTCGGCGTAAAATTAAATGAAAAAATTAAGAGAGGTGAAAATAGAAAGGTAGTGGTGACCTTAAGGTCAATCAACCAACCTAAATCTGTGTTATTTGATGATGTGTATTATAGAATATATGTTAAGGAAGGACACACTCAAGTTAATGTATTTGATTGGACTAAATTAGATAGAACAAACGAAAACTCATTTGTTTTAGATACTAGTTATATGATACCGAGAGAATATTGGATTGAGGTTAAAGCTAAAACTCACACGGAAGAGATTTTTTATAGAGATGAAATAAAATTTGAAATAATATCTGAAAAATAATTAAAATATGAAAGAACAAAAATCAGGAAATTATATGTTTTTTGGTAATCTACAACAGATGAAAAGACAATGTGATTTACTATCTGAAATCGATGAAAATGAAATAAATCAAATTTTAGAAAATGGTCACGATTGGGCTGATGACCACGTTTCTGTGGCTAAAGAAAATTTAGACCAAGTCTTTGATTTTATTATGAATGAAACAAATAAAACAGGTCAAGATATTAAAATTAATTTCTCACCTGATAATAACGAAATATTCGTACCCTCATTGATGAATGAAGGTGTTGATTTATCTGACGGATTAAAATATCACATTGAATCTAAAAGACCAATCACAAGTAGTGTATTCAAAAAAGACTCATTAAGTTATAACCAACTTATTTGGGAATCTTACGAACTTTATCTAAATGGTGACATCGACTTACCAAAAGAAGATGTTCAGTTATTTGAGAGTTTAGAATATGGACCGGTTGAGGAAACTGACTTAATTGCTGACGATATTTTGAATGAAGCGGAATACCAAGGACGTAAAGTACAACTTGGTAAAATTATGCAAGGAGACATCAAAAAGTTTAAAGTTTTTGTTAAGAACGATAAAGGTAAAGTCGTTAAAGTAAACTTTGGTTTTGGTGGTAAATCCGCAAAAGGTAAGAGAATGGTTATTAAAAAGAATAACCCTGAAAGAAGAAAATCATTTAGAGCAAGACACAATTGTGACAACCCGGGTCCTCGTTGGAAGGCGAGATATTGGGCTTGTAAAACTTGGTAATTAATAAAAAATTACATCTACATTACATTCAAGGAGAAGTTGGTAGGATTTATTTTGAGATTCACCCCACTTCTCCTTATTTTTTGTGGTACATATGTGTTTACAGTAAACAACCCTAATTCCGCTATTTACTATACCTCTAGCACAGTCCATACACGGTAATCCCGAAGTGAGATATATTGACGACCCTTTTAGTGGTATACCAACTCTTGCAGCATTATAAATTGCGTTACGTTCCGCGTGTTCAAACCAGAAGTACTTTTCAGGTCTTTCCTGACGTTCTTGTTTAGAATCGTCCAAACCCCTTGGAAACGAATTATAACCCGTAGAGAGTACCTCATTGTCCTCACCGACTATAACTGCACCTATCTGTGTAGATTGGTCCTTAGATTTAAGTTTTACTTGTTCCGCAATCCCTAAAAAGTATTCTGTCCATTCCATATTTCTTGTATTAAATCAAATAATGAATTTTCTTTATTTATTTTCTCCATAAACTTATTATGACACTTAATGGACCACTCTTTACATAAGTTATAGTTGTGGTCAAAATCCCACATAAATTCTTTTACAAATTCAACAAACAGTAACGGGTCACCCTTATGTTTTCTGAAACTATCCATAAAAGGATGCTCCTCAATATCAATCATTTTGTGAATACAATCTAATGGATATGAATGTGTTGAAATAAATGGAATCTCAGCAAGTACAAACCCAAGAGTTTTTTCGGTTAAATAATGAAAAACTACATCATATTTTTTTCCTCCGTGACTCTCATCTAATACGTGCATTTTAGATTTGGCTAACCTTCTGAAAAACATATCTAAACCATTGTGTAGATTTACTATGTAATCAACATTATCAAAATCAGTTTCACCATTATATTTGTTAATTTCTACCCCCTCGACAAAGTCATTACTTAGTTTATCAGATTGAGACACCGTAACATCTTTAATGTCTTTTAACCCATTGGCAATGAGTTTCCTGTGGGACTTAGAGGTCATTATTGAATACCCTAATTTATATTCGTGGTCCAATCTATTGAAGATATATTTGAACTCGTAATACCATCTTAAATCATTATGTCCATTCCAATTAAAAATGACATTGGTAAATGTAAAATAAACATTTGGATTTTTATGTTGGTACTCCTTGTTTAATAAAACATTATCAGTCAATACTTTATGTTTATACAACCTATCTACATTCCCCTCAAATTCAATCATATGTTGATTTGGTTCCTCATCGTATTTTGAGAATATTTTTTCCGTTTTAAAAATGAGGACTATCCAATTTAATTTATTCTCAAGAATATCGGATAGTTTAGACATAACCGAAACATCGACCATAGTATCTGAACTTCCGCAATCTTTAAAATCCGGATAACTTTGAAAGTCTTGTCTAATTGAATAATAATCAATCAAATGTAATCCGTCGGTATTATTATGGATATCCGGATTGAATACTAATTCGTATGTAATTCCATTGTAATTACATTTAACATTTGCCAATCTTCCTGATATGTTAAATTCCTTATCAGTTGTGTTATGACACAATTTAAAAAATAACTGCTTTGAATAATAATTGTGTACGTATATTTTCATATTAATTTACCTTTCGACCAATACCAAACCCTATTGTCCGAATATCTGTTAAGTGATTTTGCATCTTTTTTCTCGACCAATTTTCCTAATTGGACTAAATCGGATTGATTTCTTAAATCCACACCCACATTAAATCCTCCTTCCGCCTTTTCGTATATCGTGTTATTCATTGGTGGTTCGTATTTACCCTCATCATCGAGTTTTAATACCTTAACCATCTCATCCTTTTTCATTTTACACTCAATACCCCTCGAATAGACCATCTTCTCAAGAACGTCTAATCTTAGTTTGCTATAGTCCATATTTTCCGCCATACGCAAATATAAGAAATATTCTGGAATATACCAAAAATAAAAAACCCCCGATTTCTCGAGGGTCTTTTACTATTGATAATTAAGATTATCTTAAGGTATCCAAGCTAAATGATTGTAATCCTCTAACTGTGATAGTCGCGTAGTAACGGTTGTTTACCATTTTCTTTGCGTATCTTGTCATAATACCCTTGATTGGGGTCATATTGAAAGGATTGTACATTGTTGGAGTTAATTGTAAAGGTACATATGGTGCGTAGATGTAACCAGCGTCCAATAATGATTTACCTTTGTGTCCAATTAAGATTTTATTAGCCGGGAAGTAAGGGTCACGGTAAACTTGATATCTACCTGCTAACGTACCTACTTTCTCGATACCCATATTGTATTGGTCTTGCTCAGGATGAGCGTTTGATACGTGGAAATATTCTAAATCGTCGAATACTGCAGAAACTTCTGAAGAAACAACAATCCAGTTAGCACCACCTCTCAAAGTAGACTTATGGATTTGAGCTGATAATTGGTTAATCTTAGTGATTAACGTTTGGTTCCAGTCTTTTTGAGTGTAACCTGCGAAAGCAACACCACCGTTACCATATCTCCATTCGTTGTAATCCCACTTAGTTGTCCAAGCGGCACCTTTACGAAGGTCACGTAAAATTTCACGGTCAACTTCTGCTGCGATTTGCTCAGATAACAATGCTGTTAACTCAGCTTCAGCGTCGATGTTGTGGAATGCACTTACGTCTTGTGCTAATTCTGGAGACCAGCTAGCTCTTAATTTTCTTTCAGTTACAGAAACTGTTACTGATTCTAAATCGAAAGATACTTCACCAATCTTATCTTCAAATTCTAAGTCACTGTAAACTCTAAATTGTAAAGTTACATCTGAAGCTTGGAAAGTGTTAGATAATTGTGCGTTACCGAAACCTGCAGTTGCAGAGTAAGTTTGTAAGTCTACGTTGATGTAGATTACACCGTCTTCATCACAGATATCTTGGAAACGACCACCAGGGAAAGCAGAAGTTGCTTTAGAACCGTACTCGATAATACCTTTACCGTATTTTTGAGTTACGATGTTAAAGTTTTTAGAAGCTCCACTTACGAAAACTTCAGCACCTGCTAAGAATTCTTCAGTATCCATTACAGAACCGTTAGGTCCGATTAACTTACCTTGACCGTCTTTAGTGAAACCAGAGAATTTCAATACTAAGTTAGATTGAGTAGTACCTGTTATAGACGCTCTTGTAACGTCAGCAACAGCACCGTTAGAGAATGCTACAACTGCTGCACCGTTTAAAGTAACTGCAGAGTATGCACCTTTAGAGTAATCAAATAAACCTTCAGAAGGAGAGTTACCATCACCAGCCTCATAGAAGCTATCGTAAAGGTTTCTGTTATCTGTGTAACCAGCATCTGCTGCGTCGTTGTTACTTGGCATTCCATAAGGTTGACGGTGGTTAACACCATCTCTTGATTGAATTTTAGGAATGAAGTAGAATAATTTACCAATTGGTAAGTTCATAGCTTGTACAGACACGATGTCGTTAGCTAATAATTTAGAGAATACACGACGAATGATAGGGAATACCACAGTCTCGAAAGAACCAGAAGCATCAGATACTGCTGCTTCGTTGATTAAATAAGACGCTTGGTTTTCATATAATTGCGCGATGTTATCTTTTTGGTGACCGTTAAGACCTTCTAAAAAGCCTAAGTCATCCCATTTTTTAAGGGTATCTTCTTTGATAACACGAAGGTGCTTAAGACCGATGTTACCTACCATACCTGATTCTAATAATGCTCCCATTTTAAAATTGTATTTTTTTGTTTTTTTATTATTATTTTATTTTACTCATCAAATCTTTCATTCTTCTAAATTGAGGATTTTCATAAGCCTTAGCTTCAGATAATACTTCAGTAGAAGAAGTTTGTGGAGTTGATGTGATTTTTTCAACCACCGATTCAGTCATTGGTTTTTTAGTGTCTAATTCGGTTTTAATTGATTTGTAAAGATTTTTAGCTTCGTTTATAGTTGAAATAGAATCAAATCTTTTTAAAATACTCAATTTCTCCTGTTTTGTTGTTGAATGTTCTGTGAATAATCTCGTTGCGTAAGCTAAATTTGCATTGAACACAGCAACTTCGTTAAGTTTTTCTTTGAATAATACTAATGCTTTCTTGTATTCAGCATTTTGTTTCTTTAAAGTTTCAACTTCTTCATTTAATTGCGGACGTCCTGCTTTGAATTTCTTACCTTGACGTGGTCCCTCACCTCTAACATCGTTAGCTTGAGTTCTGGCAGCTTCGGTAGCTTCAACTTTTTTAGGTTCTTCAGATTCTTCTTTATCTAATGCAATTTCATCTTCGTCAAGAGTGATTTCGTAAACTGTTCCGTCTTCGTCATCACCTTCTTCGATGTCCACATCACCTTCGTTGTATTCACCTTCAGCAAGTCCCATTTCAGGAGCCTCACCTTCACCATCTAATTTAATGATATACTCTTGGTCATCAACGTTAAGTGAAATTTTATCACCTTCCTTTTTAACTACGATACCATCTTCAGGTTTCATAGCTTTGAATACTTTAAGTACTTCATCATCAGATGCTGTGGTCATATCTACAACATCGTCGTCAGACATCTCATCAGACATTTCGTCATCAGACATTTCATCTTCAGCACCAAATTCTTCACCACCCATTTCACCTTCTTCATCAGATTCAGGTTCGTCAGCGATTTCGTCTTCGTCAGCTGGTTCGTCGTTTATTGAAGTTTCATCATCAGCAGATTCATCATCTGTTACATCTTCATCTTCTTCAGGATTAACTTCGTCCTCTGGTTGTTCAACAACCGGAACGTCAGATTCTTCCTCTTCTACTTGTTCTTTAAGCAAATCGTTTAGTTCTTGTTTCATTGTTGAAGCAAGTATACCTTTTGCATTTTGCTTTACTGCTTCTTCAAGTGTTTGTACTTGAAGTAACGCTTGTTCTAAAATAGATTTTTGACTCATCTTTTTTGTTTGTTTTATTATCTTATAAATACTACGATTTTATGAAAAATTTACTTTTTCAATATAGATACCCCTATAAAATTCATTACTTGGATAAAAAGTTATCTAATTTTCCCATTAAAGATTTCATTTTATCAAATCCTTCACCCTTTTCTTCGATAGATTCTTGATACTTGTCTCTATCAGATAATTCAGGGAAAACGTATGCTCCGGGTGTGGATGGAGATGACACCAAATCAAAACACACAAGTTCAAAATCTTCCTGAACTATGTTTTGACCTTTAATATTCTTAAGTGAACCTACACCACGAGAAGAGATACCTAAAGTTGCACCGTTCATAATTAACATAGCGGCTTGGTCCCCTTTGGTAGAAACAATACCCATCTTCTTCCAACCGGGAGAAGTGAATAGTTTAATTTTACCCATTAACATTTTACCATCCCACCAAGTCTCAATGATAGAATGAGATACTCTATCTAAATCGATAAGTGAAGATGAAGGGTGATTTAACTCATTTAAAGCTCCACCCTTTTTAATAAGAGTTTGGTATTTTTCGTTCTCCCTTTTAAGAAGAACTTCGGGATAGATTCTCCCGTTTTTGTTAGGTGTGTCGTATTTTTGTAAAACAGCATAAAGGATAAGGTCTTCTGAGAAGTCCATACCCTTCATTTCTGATATAATTTTTTTGTTGTCGTCGGGAGAGACGTGTCCTGCGTCGTATTCGATTAATATTCCTTTACCCGTCTCGTTTGGACCTAATATCTTCATTTACAGTTTTTATACTATAAATACATCAATATCCCAACTTATTTCTTGTTCTTGTAGAAATTAAACAGATTTTTGTCTTTTAAATTATTATTAATAATGTTTTCTGATATAGATTTAATTGTTTTTTTAACATTTACATCTCTTATATCGAATTGATTTTTAACAAATAATGTAATCTCTAAATTCATAAATGACTTTTTCTCTAATTTTATTCCTTTAGTTCTAACATCTAAATCGACGATGTTTTCTTTTCTAAAGAAGTCATTTTCTAAATAATATAGATAGGTTTTAATATCTCTTCTTGTCTTTGATAGGATTTGATTAAAGTCATCCGTCTCATTTTCAGGTAATAACCAAGAGTTTAATTTTATGTATACGGTCTTTAAATTTTTAAAATCTACAGTACCGTAACCAATTTTCACATTTTCACAATATCCAAGGGGTATAAATTTCCCAGTTTTCATTATCTTTGTACATATTTTTTCATTTTATGGTGTAATAAAAATATAATGAAAAATTCTTGTATTTCCAAAATATATTTATAAAATACAAAAAGTAAAATATGTTAATAATAGAAATTAAAAATGAAAAGGGTATTGAGTCTGCTCTTAGGACTTACAAACAAAAAGTTCAAAAGACTAAACAAATCCAAAAACTAAGAGAAAGACAGGAATTCGTAAAACCGTCAGTTAAAAAAAGAACACAAAAATTAAAGGCGATTTACATAGAGTCAAAAAAAAATGGTCTTAATTAAGACCATTTTTTAATTCTTTAAGTTTGTAGAGATTAAACTTACTAAAATTCATTTCGTTTACCTCTTTTTGAACTTGATTTAATTTTGTTGTTAAATCATTATCCTGATTTTCAGATAATATCGTTCCCACTTGGGATAGTACTGATTCTTTTAATTCTGTGATGTTCTTTTCTAAATCTTCTTGAGGCATTGAAAGGATAGTTTTTAATTCTTCTTGTTGTTCTTCGTTTAAACTATTTGAATATAATACGTTGAAATTGTTTGCTAATACAGCGTGTAATAAATTTTCGTTTGGAACCACTCCGTCTATAGTAGACTCATTTACCTCTTTTTTAGTGGTTAAATGACTAACTAATTTTTTCTTTGCAATCACCTTCTTATCTATGTTGTTTAAACTATCATCTTCCAATAATTGGTCAAGTGTTGAATAAACTTCGTTTTCATTAATTTCTAAATCTCCTAATTTTTCATTTAATGAACTACAAAACTCAACAATTGATTTTGATTTAGACTTAAGGATTATGTTTAGTTCCTCAACATATAGTTTAGCAATTTCTTTATCATCAAAGTATTTGTTTTCAATCTCTTCATAGAAAAGGTATAATTCTTTGAAATCTTTGTTTTCCTTTATTGTTTTTAGGATATCCTTCATTTCAGATTTGTTCTGAGTTGAATAGGATTCTGTAAGTTTCTTTAATATTTTGGTTTTTAAAACCCCGATTTTGTTCATTTTTAGTCGTTTAATATATCTTTCAATTTATTTTCTATCTCATAAATATTCTGTTGGGCTTTATTAATATCAAATAAATCCTCTAATTTTTCAGAATCGTCTCCTAACATAGATAAAATCTTATCTTTTCTTGATTCACTTAATGGTGCAGCTCCTGCTGGTGGGGTTGCTTCTGCCGGTGCACCCATATCTGCTGGTGCTCCCATTCCCATATCACCACCTGGCATTCCACCTTCCGCTGGTGCCGCTCCACCTGCAGCTTCAAGTTTTTCTCTTTCTTCTTCAGGTATTCCATACTTAGAATCTACCTCATCAAATACTCCTGAACGTTTAATGATAGTAGCTGTTGCAGCCAACTCACCACCAATTGCTCTCTCAAGTCTTTGTTGTTGTAAATCAAGTATAACCTCATTATCACTAAACCCAAGTATGTTTTTCTTAGCCCAAGTATGTGATACTGGTAATATACCAAGTTGTGAGTTATCCGATGTTGCGTCTTTATACAATGTAACTTTCTCTTTCCATTGTTCAATCTTAAGTAAATCAGATTGAGATGATGGGTTAGTTAACGATAAACTAAAGTTGTGTAATTCATCTTCTAATCCTAAAAGATATAAATGAATTAACGCAATTTTATTTAATTCTTGTATTAATGATTTTTGTATTCTATTGATAGTCCTTGCAAAACGTATATCCATTAATGCAAGATTTTTACCATCACCAACAACCTCTTCAAATCCTAAAAACGCTTTTGGAATACGAAGTGCCGCTAACATCTTTTTTTGAATATACTCAATATCCGCAATCTCACCTAAATTAGCTGCTCCCGGTAATGTCTCGATTGGGTTAGTTTGTGCGGGGTCACGTACAGGAATAAAATAATCTTGGTCTACCGCCATCTGATTATATCTCATATCTACGTTACCATTTTTTTGGTCAACCACCGTATCTCTTTTGAATTTATTAGCAACACGTTGTACATATGGTTCAATGTCCTTATCGTCCATATTACCAACGAATACTTTGAATACACGTCTTTCAGGTGCTCTTGACGTTCTGTAAATTAACATAGCATCTTCCGCAAGTAAAAGTTGTTTCCAAATTCTTCTAATCTTATCTAACATAGAAGTACCGTAAGGTAATTTTCTATCGTCACCTAAAATTCTAAAGTGAGCAATTTCCCAAGCTTGGAATTCAATATCTTTATTCTTCCAATTAAATCTTAATTCTCTTGTTGGTATTTTAGAATCTTTAGGAGCCGCCGCTAAATTCTTAAGTGCCGCACCTTCAACTCTTTCAATTTCGATATTCGGTAATTGTTGACAACCTACAATACCTCTTTCAGGGTCAACTTTAAGAAACACAAAATCATCACCATACTTACACATACCTCTAGCCCACATTTGTAGGTTAGTGTTAATGTCTAATTTTTCTTTAAATAAATCCTCGAGAATTCCTTTAATTCTTTTTGACTCTGAATATATTGTTAGTATCTCACCCTTTTCAGACATTGTTGTCGATTCTTCTGCGTAGATATCTAACGCCGCAGAAATCTCAGGTGTGAATTCCATAGATTCATAATCATAATATGCTGATAATCTATTTGGTTCGTAATAAACCGATTGATTATATAATGATTGGTCTAACTTAGTCCACTTGTCAGCAACGTACTGTGATTGTTGGGCTTGTAGTAACGCCTTTTCATAGTCCTCCTTACTGTCGGTTTTTAATATCTCATCTCTATTAAGATTGAATGACGGTGATTCGTCTTTTGATTTTCCTTGAAAACCAAAAACCTTCGTGAGTTTCTGAAATACCGTTAAATTATTTTCTGCCATAACTATAAATACTATTTCTTAAAAATATATTCTTTTTTATTGAATAAATAAAGGATTATTTAGGTTTACCAAATAACCAACTATATTCACCATATGCCTGTTTAGAGGGTGTTTGTGGTTGCCCACCCCCAAAACCTTCACTTGCCATTGAACCGATTGGGTCGAATGTTGTACCATATGAATAAAAGGTTTTACTAGCTTCGTATGTTCTTTCAGATAATACCCAAGAATCTAACATTGCTTTGTTTTGTGCATCAGTTCTTTGTAATTGATTGAAACATATGTCACCAGCGTATAACGCCATAGACATACTCATAATCGCGTCATCGTGAGCACCTTTCATATGGTCAGGTCTACCATTCATATAAACAAAAGTATTAAGTTCGTTTAGTAATCTTGATGACCTTACCATAAATCCTTTCCTTAATTGTTCCTCGAAAGCCGCAACAATTTGAGTTCTTTTGTTATTGAAATTTAAACCGGGTATTTTATCCATTGCTTTCTTATTATACTCCCATATGTTTTGAGTATTAATACCATCAATGTATAGATTTTTATAATTTAATTCCTGTAATTTTCTTGATGTTGCCACTCCCATACCCCCCGTAATATCCACCACAATGAACGCATTATACAACACACCCCATTTATATGCAATTGCCGCTAAATCATCCGGTGGTATTTTACCGATATATTCCGCAACTTGTTCTCTTTCATCAAAATCAATAATATTGATGGATGAGAAATCCTCACTATCTCCTCTACTCACGTCCACTCCCATAATGTAACGATGGTCTTGTACCGGTTCTTTCCAATGCCAAAAAGTTCCTTGCATATACTTCTCAAATGGAACCCTAATCATATTCTTGGCAATATTCTCTTGAATGTCACCAGGAATTACACCATCTCCTGAACCTAAGAAGTCACACTCCAATTCCTGAGCAATCTTACGTCTATCGTATTTGAATTTTTTAGACATAGATTCAAACCAAGATGAAAATGGTTTATAACCTTCTTCTTCCATTTTT